TAACCCAGTTAGTGAGAATTGTTTATCATCGCTATTATTAACGATATCTCCGCCTAAAGCAATGTTATTTAAACCGTAGTCTAAGTGTTTACGTGCAAACATTTCATACATTTCTTTTTGAATATTTTTAAACTCATTTGATAGTTCTGGGTATTCGTGTTCGAATATTCTTACGGCTGTAGGTGGATGTTTTGCATCCATTATTTCTCTATCGCTCATTTTTGTATTTTTTGGAAATGAAATTGTTGTGTTATTGGTTTCTGACCATTTACTTACTGAACTACCCATTTAGTTGTCCTTTAGTGTCAAAATACTTATCTAATGCTCCTAATCTATCATCAGCGTCAACTAACATAATAAGTGCTTCTTCAGCATTTTTATAAAAGTCTCCGGTTGAATGGTCTCCAATACCTACTGCTTTATTACCTAATAACTCAAGTGATAATAAGGCTTTTGCTCTGTCTGCTTGTGCAGATAAACGTAACATATTTACTAATTTATTCATCTTAATATAATTTTAATTTATAATTTTTATTACTTTTCCCCTTCAGGGTCTAGGATTGAACCCCCCCTATAATAGTCAGTTAAATATTCTTTAAAGCTTAACATGGGAATATGTTCTGATTTAAATATTGAATTTAAAAATATATCCCAGGCATGCCACCCTTTATTTAAGATGGTATCTAACCACCAATTTTTAAAATTAGGATTTACCATATAACAATAAGCCCCAATCATTCTATCACTTTCCCATAAATCTTCTGTTAACTGCTTATAACAACCTCGGTTTTGTTCATTATTATAAGTGGGGGTTTCAAATCTTAATATTTTATATTTATATTTTATTATATACTCCTTCCCAAGTTTTATTTTTTTATCCATTAAGTTTATATCTGGGATATGGACATCATTTTCACATATTATTGTAGGAGATGTTTTACACATAGCTGCTGCTATTGCTTGTGTGTGGGATTGAAAACAACCATAATGTGGTGGGGTTAACCCCCACTCATTATATTTTTTAGTCATTTTAATGATGTTGTCCTCCCCATTAATAACACCATTTGGTGGACGATCTGTAAAATTAGGATTAATATGTCTTATATAATTTACATCTAATTTTTGAAGATCATTATAAGACTTTATCTCTTTAGGATCTTGTGGGTTAGATGAGATGTGAATTAAGTGGGTTTTCATTTTAAAAAAATTTGCAATTAGAGTCATTCCAAGGGCCAGATTCTAATAATTTAGAAATATCAAAATCAATTTTAGTGTTATATTCTAGTAAGCCTAAATTTTCTACTTTAGGTTTTAAATCTATAAAACTTTTAAATATATGTTTTCTACTTACAGAATCAAAATAATCTTTAAATTTAAATTGTCCACCTACTAATTTATTATTTAGTGTTATTTTAGCATTAGGAATACCATAAGCATCAGCTGTTATTAAACCGTGTAATGTAGAGGATAATACTTTTTTTACTGATAATAATTCATCTATATAATCAAAGGTGTTGTTAGTAATGTTTATAACTTTTACCCCTTGTGATTCTAAGTGGGATATAATTTTTAAAGAATTTTCATCAGTATAGTCAATGTAGTGGGGGATGATTCCATATTCGTATTTAATTCGTCTAGGGGGGTTATAAATTAAGGGGAATAATAAAGCGGGATCGCCATATACTTCGGGACACTCAATACCTCTTTTGATCAATTCATCTCTAGTTAAAGGTCCTCTAACGGCATAAACTTTTGATGGTTTTTCTCCAATATTCCCTGGTGTTATACATCCAGACCCCCATACTATATCATTAGTTTTTGTTGCTGCTAATACGCTACCTATAGATAATATTTTTCCTTTTGTATTTAATGAGGGTGATGAGTGATAATGAAGACTATTAAATACCTCTTCAGGTTTTAACTTTTGACTTTTTGAAAAATAATGTAATATTAAATACCCAATACGGTCACCCCAGTTATTATCAGGGTTGATTAACATCGTATCTTTTGTGTATCTATATTTTATTTCCATAAAACCTTTTGTTCTTTTTTTGTCTAATCCCCTATTCGTTAATATACGACCAATTTGTGTGGTATCCAAGATAGATATGTATTCTTTTGCTTCTTTACTTGAACATTCAAAGTAATCTTTGATATGGTCTACTAAATCTTTGTTTGGTTGTTTTACTTTTGATTTAATATATTTACTCCATTTATTATTTTTAGGAATAAATTCTTTATAGACATTATAAATCATTCTCTTTTCCTGTGGAGGTAAATCTTGAACATAATTTACTACTTCTAAGTAATCGGGATTCATAGATAAAAACCTATGTATCATGTAACTATTCCAAACATCCCAGTCTTTGTCTGTAAAAGACTCAACTGGGGGTTTGGTAGTGTTAATTGCTTTTAACCAATCAAAGATTGAATTCATCTAGCAAAGTTCATCTTTAAGATCTTCTCTTAAATCTCTAGGAACTGAATCTGTTAAGATTTTGTAAGTTGTTGGATCATAAAATACAGGGATTGGCATTAGAGCATCTTCATCTGTACCCGTTACAAATTTAGATACCTTACGTAAAATTACTCCTTGTTGGAATATACTCCCACCATCCGCGTTTTTTACTTCTGTGGTATTTTTTAAATCAATTGGTGGCATTTGAGCCTCTGGTTGTTGCATAATTATTTGTTATTTATTATTTGTTGAATTAATGACATTATATTTATTTCCTTGTCAATACGGAAATTTGCTTTATATTGATGTTCGTTGATTAAAATAGAGGCTGTGCCTTCTTTACCTGGTAAGTACTCTGATGCTTTAGTATATAGTGATTTGAATAACTCATCAAAATCATCTACATTGGCATCTGCTATTATTTGGCGAACAGTTTTAAAATTAGCTTTATTAGACAATTCATTAATAACTTTATCAATATAATTTGATGATACTAATATGGATTGATCTAATTTTAAATCATTATCTATAGTAGATAACTGTATAGTATTAATACATTTACGTAAATCTGGGTAATATTGATTAATTAAAGGAACTAAGTCCTGCATTTCATATCTAATCTTTTCTTGATCTAAAACCCAAGCTAAATGTCTAGCTACGTCTTTTTTAGTAGGAGGTACAATTTTTAAAACATGACATCTTGATTGTAAAGGATCAATAATACGCTCTACAAAATTACACGTCATTATAAACCGAGTAGTGCGCGAAAACGTTTCAATGATATTACGGAGAGAAGCTTGTGCTTGAATAGTAAGAAAGTCAGCCTCATCCAAAATGACAACTTTAAGTGGTTTAAACGAAGCCACACTAGCAAATCCTTGTACTTTATCCCTAATGGTTTCAATCCCTCTTTCATCAGAGGCATTAATATAAAGATGATCACAATCGAGATTTGCAACAATGATTTTTGCCAAAGTAGTCTTTCCAGTACCAGCGGGACCATAAAAAATAAGGTTTTGTATATCATTTTGATCTAAATATTTTGCAATAGATTTTTTAATATTCTCATTACCTACATAATTATCTAGTATAGAGGGACGATATTTCTCCACCAAAAGTGAATTTTCTTTATTATTTTTCATATAACCTATTTCCTTTTTTTCTATTTTCTGTAACTGTTAAGGGTTGGGTATTTTTATAATGGAAACTACCACCTTTACTTAATGGTAATATATGATCTATTTCCCAATAATCCCCATAATTTTCCCAATTCATTTTATCACTCCATTGTGATTCAATATGTTTCCTATATTCTTCCCAACTGCATCCTATCACACATTCGTACTTATCTGTAAAATAACCTGATTTAATGCATTGGTTTATTCTTACTTGAGTGTCATATTTTAGAGTAAGGGTTTTATCAGTTTTACGTCTATTATTTTGGTATGCTCTTCTTTGTACTCTATATGCTTCTAACTTTTCAGGGTCAGCTCTCATTTTATCATATCGTTCTTTCCAATTTTTATCATATTCTTTTTGATATGAAGATTTTTTACGATACTCTCTATTATAAGCATTATTACATTCTTTACACTTACCATTATTATATTTACGTTCATTTACTTTACAGGTGACACACAGCTTCATATTTGTATTTTATTATACATATATGGAGAGCTCTATTCCCCAAACTCTCCGTAGATCGAATATGTTTTAATTGGTTCTATTGTAATTTGTACCTCTTCAACACTAACAGCATATAAATGACCTTTTAAGGGTGCTAATCTATAGTCACCTCTAAATCCGGATTTTTGCATATATGCTTCTAAAACATCTGTTAGGTTAGTATATATTTTCCCTTGAGGTTCATCTGCTAATTGCCAGCGA